TGATGCAGCAAGTGATACAGCTACTGATGCAGAAACAGAAGCTGCTAGTGCGGTTACAACAGCTAACACTGCATCCACTAATGCTAGTACTGCTGTTACGACGGCAAATACTGCGGAAACTGCTGCCAATTCTGCTGAAACTAAGGCTGATGAAGCGGTAACTACAGCTGATGAGGCTGAGACTAAGGCTGACTCGGCAATAGCTACAGCTAACACTGCATCCACTAATGCTAGTGCTGCTGTAACCACAGCTAATACAGCAGATACAAACGCTACAACTGCATTAAACACTGCTAATGCAGCTAGTGCAGCTGTGTCTAACGCTGTATTATTTACACTAGTAGCAGACGAATCAGCAATACCTACAAGCCCCTCTGACAACGATTATATAGAGATCGGCGATAGTACAGATATTGAATCATTTACCCCACTCTCAGGACTTCCTAGTGGCTTTGTAGGAGCATCTGGATTAACAGTAAGGCTTAGGTACGACGATTCTGCATCCTCTTGGGTGTTTATGAGTTACTTTGCTAATGATTCAGAAGATCGTTATTTAACAAAGAACATTCCAGTTGTTACTGGTGATGCAACTAATGGTTCAGGTCAAATTACACTTAACTGTGAGAATAATTCTCATGGTGTTAAGATTAAAGGACCACCACATAGTGCAGCTGCTAGTTATACCCTGACATTACCTAATGATACTGGAAGTGTAGGTCAAGCACTTACTACTAATGGTAGTGGAGTACTTAGCTTTTCTAGTGTTGACTCCGCCTTCATTGAAACACCACAAACAATCACTACAAATAAAGTAATTGCTGCAAATATTAATGCAGGAATGATGGGACCGACAGTATCCATCAGTTCAGGAATATCAATCACTGTCGGCGCTAACTCATTACTAAAAGTACTTAATTAATCATGGCATACGGAAAACTTAAAGTAGACACAATTACATACGATAATAGCGGTACAGATGTTGATGTTTCAGTATCTGATCTTGCTGGAGCTGGTTCGGCTGCTCCACTAGCCTCTCCTACATTTACTGGTACTGTTACGATTCCAGCAGGTGCAAGTATTGCTGATATTGGCACTACAATTCAAGCATTTGATGCAGATACAGCGAAACGGGATACTACTAATACATATACTGCACTGCAGACAATGAATGCTGGCATCACTGTTAACGGAGACGGCACATTTTCGGGTGGCATTACTGCTGATAGATACAAAACACCAGCACAAGCAGTACCTGCTCAAGCCGTTGATCTATCAACTGGAAGCTACTTTACAAAAACAATTAACGCTAATACTACGTTTACTTTTACCAACCCTCCTGCTAGTGGAACTATAGGAGGTTTTACTTTAGAACTTACTCATACATCAGGTACTGTTACTTGGCCATCTAGTGTTAAGTTCCCGTTGGATACTCCGCCAACTCTTACTGCTGGTAAAACCCACCTATTTGTCTTTGTTACCGATGATGGTGGCACACGATATCGCGGTGCTGCTCTTGCTGATTATGTGAACTGATTATGGATCCTATTACACAACAAACAGTTTTAGCTGCAGCAGGTGCAGGTGGTGCAGATCCGTTATATGTAGATGATGTTTTTAGTACGTTTTTGTATGAGGGCACAGAAAATAATCAATCATTTAACAATGGGCTTGATTTAGCTGGTGAAGGTGGACTGGTTTGGATTAAAGCTAGAACTTATACTGGTGATCACGTACTGACGGATACAGAAAGAGGTACAAGAAGTTTACTTTTTGCTACGCAAAGTGCAGCAGCATATGAAGATAATACTTATGCAGATTTTGGCGTAAATTCTTTTGATTCCAATGGTTTTAGTATTACTTCAACTAATACTTGGAATAACCACTCTTCCCATGATTACGCTTCCTGGTCATTCCGCAAAGCGCCTGGTTTCTTTGATGTTGTTACTTATACCGGAAATGGTAGCGTACAAAATATATCTCATTCACTCGGCAGTGTGCCTGGGATGATTATTGTAAAAAGCACCGATGCTGCTGGTAATTTTCAGGTTTATCATAGAAACACTGGTCCAACCAAAAAGTTGGAGCTGAATGAAGATGCTGCGGCTGCTACTAACTCTGGTGTTTGGAATAACACCACACCCACGGCATCAGTATTTACAGTAGGTACTAACATCAGTGCAAACGGTGCAAATTATATAGCCTATATCTTTGCTCATGACGACGCAGTGTTTGGAGCTGATGAAGATGAAAGCATTATTAAATGTGGGAGTTATACGGGTACAGGGTCGACTAATAATACTATAAATCTAGGATTCGAACCTCAGTGGGTCATGATTAAAAACTCTAGTACATCTGGTAGAGATTGGATGATGCTTGACAATATGCGAGGAGTAGCAACTGGTAGTGGTGTTAACGATTATAGATTATGGGCTAACTCGACAAGTGCAGAAAGTGGTTACGACAACGCAGTTGACTTTACATCTACTGGTTTCAAGATGATGACCACAGTTGAGAATACTTCTGGTAATAACTACATCTACATGGCAATCCGCCGTCCGCATAAGCCGCCTGCAGCTGCGACGGATGTGTTTAGTGTTGGTACTGGTTTAAACGCAGGAGGTAATGGAAAAGTATTTAATAGTGGGTTCCCTGTTGATTTGCATTTTTCCAAACAAAAAAGTAGTTCAAATTCTTGGCACGTATTTGACAGGTTGAGAGGAAACCAGTCTCTGTCCTTTAATACTACTAGCGCAGAATCTCAACTTAATTACCAAGATCAATTTGACCACATGGATGGCATTTATACTACAAATACATTCAATTACACAGATTGGATTGGTTATGAATTTAAACGTGCCCCAGGTTTCTTTGATGTGGTTGCATATTCGGGGAATTCTGTAAACGGTAGACAAATTTCCCACAATCTTGGCACTGCACCTGAGCTTATGCTTGTGAAGGTCAGAAACGTATCTGATAGCTGGGTTGTTGGTCATCAGTCAATGGGTAATGGATACTATGCAAAATTAGATACAAACGACGCTGGTTGGCCCAATACTGGTATATGGAACAATACCTCGCCCACTTCTACTGTATTTACAACGAATGGTGCTTATGATGTAAACTACTCGGGTAATACTTACCTCGCCTACCTTTTCGCAACCCTACCCGGTATCAGTAAAGTAGGTAGTTACACAGGTAACGATACTAATGTTAGACACATTGACTGCGGTTTTACTAATGGTGCAAGGTTTGTAATGGTCAAACGCACCGACTCTACTGGTGATTGGTACGTTTGGGATTCAACAAGAGGAATAAATGATCCAGGTAATGACCCATACCTTTTGTTAAATACAACCGACGCACAAGTAACAGGCACCGATTATATTCAATCATTAAGTTCTGGTTTTTCAATGAAAAATGGTAGTATATGGAATACTTCCGGCGGCACCTACATCTTCCTTGCAATCGCTTAAACAAATAACTAACTAACTATGGAAATTAGAAACAGATCAACAGGTGACTTGACTACTATTAGTCAGTTCAAAGCCTCACAACCGAATACAAGCTTCCCTAAGCAAATTACAACTGAAGTATTAGATAGTTATGGCTATGATGCTGTGCTTAATGGCGCTGCAGCTACAGTAACTGCACCTTATGGTGTTAGTACACGTAGTGGTGTAGAAGAAATTGAAGGCAAGTGGTTTACTAAATTTATCGCTGGTCCAGTTTTTACCGACACTACAGATAGCGAAGGTGTTGTAACCAGTGCTGCTGATAACGAAGCAGCTTATAAAGCTAGAATTGATAGCGAAGTTGCTACAAGTGTACGCACTACACGAACCACAAAACTAACTGAATCCGACTGGACTCAGCTTGCTGATAGCACAGCTGATAAAGCAGCTTGGGCTACTTATCGTGCAGCTCTTCGTGACTTGCCATCAGCAGAAGGCTTTCCGCACACAATTACTTGGCCAACCGAACCATCTTAAATTTATGATTACACTTATCCGTCCAATCCTATTTTCATTCATGAAGTCAGAGAAGGTTAAATTCCTTATTCTTGATCTTCTTAAAGCATATGCTAAGTCAACTGATAATGATGTTGACGATAAAGTAGTTGCTTTTGTTACTGCAGGATTATTCCCAACTAAATAATGGAGTGGGAAGAGATACCTGTCTTCCCCTACCCAGTGCTGCCTGAAGCGCCCGGATTACCCGGTCCTATACTAGATGTACCTCAAGCGGATTTACCCACCTACAAACCGCTTGTAGTGCCGCCTAACACGCTTAGGGCACCGCCTGGTATACAAGGAATTAACAGCGATTCATATGATGAAGCACCAAAGGATTCAGATCCTAGTGTTACACCAACGACACCTTATGTTCCACCAGAAGCACAGATCGTAGAAATACCATTTACGGACATTGAAGTCCCGATGCCTACAACTACGATCATGACTACTGCAGCCACTACTGCATTTATTTCAGTAGCTGCCACATTAATAGGTCAATCACTATTTAAACATTTAGTTACCTTATTTAAACCTATTATTAAAACTGCATGGAGCAAATTAAAAAAGAAGAAGAACCCGGAGGAAAGTCCAAAAACTTCTTAGCTAAAGTAAAGGAAAACACAGAAGACGAGATTCAAATCCTAGGTACATTTGTACGTCTAGGTGTTGTAGTTTGGAGTGGTTTTATTATTACTTTAAACTATGTAGAGCTACCTATGTTTAAAAAAAGTATTGGCGGGGATATAACTTTTCCTGCCTCTATTTTTACGGGAGCTCTCGCTACTTTTGGTTTATCTACATCTAATAATAAGTCCAATAATAAATCATCCGATCCTAAAAAGAAAGACGAATGAAACGCTTACTATTAATTTTAATGCTGGCTAGTCCAGCAGCAGCTCAAAGTGTCACCCCTAACTTTACTCAGGGGTCAATGCAATCTACTACTACTACCACCATTGATATTGATCGAACAATTGCGACTGAGATCTATGGTGGGGATTATTCATCATGGTCAGGAACAAACGTAACACCAAGTGGGGATATTGTCGATCCTTCCACAACTTATTCGCTAACAAATTCTGGGGAACAGTTTCAACTGGAGCTGGTAAACAGAGGAGCCGGAATAGTAGAGTCAATCAACGTAGACGAAACTATTCAGCAGCTTTCTACTACTACCTCATTATCAATCTTCTCGCAGTAGTACCAGCTTACGCAGAAGATCCTAAAGTACAGAATACATCAAATCCTGTGGCAGCAGCTACGGGTAACGTAACTAATCAGGCGGTACAGTTCCAAAACAATGGAGCACCATCAAGACAATATTACTCTGGTAATAATAGCTGTAATGGTACAACTATGCAGCTTTCACCATTTTATATGGGTAATGATACAACCCCTATGAATCCTGATAGTTACGTCAAAAGTAATAACTGGGGAGCACAAATCAGTTTCTCAGTGCCACTAGATGGTGGCATGATAGAAACCTGTAAAGCTATCGCCCGTAAACATGAAGCTAAGATGCGTCTTGACTATGAATTAGTCAGAGCATTAAAGTGTACAGAAATAATGAAATCAGGGTTTACTTTTAGACCTGGATCTCGCGTTGAAGTTTTATGTAATGACATCGTACCAATTGTGGCACTTGAATAGATGGAAGCAGCGATAACTGCTCTTATCGCGTTAATAGGCGGTGGAGCAGCTTTAAATAACAGACTACACAACCGAATAAATAACGTACATGATCGCATCAGTGGTCTTGACAGACGTATTGATGCTATTGAATTAAACGTAGCTCAAGACTACGTATCCAAAGCTGACTTGTCGGTAATGGTGCAACGTATGGAAGACCATATGATACGCATCGAAAACAAATTAGATCAAATCGTATTGAGGAATTAACTATGGCTTACAAAAACAAATATCTACAAGACTATGCAAAGCCAGGACGCGCGCCAGCAAATGAAGAAGAAAAAAAGAAGATGATACGTCAATACCCTAACAACAATCCAAAACAAGCAAAGGGTAAGGTTGATGAAGAAGCATTTAACAGTAACTTTAAAAACCAAACCTAATTATGTCTTACCAAATTATTGATTCATACACCAATAAAGTCCTTGGTACATATGAAACACAAGCTAAAGCTGAACGTGCTGAATCACACCTAGTACACGAACCTAACGAAACACGTTACGAAATTAAAGCACCAGCTAAACCTAAAGCTAAAGCTAAAAAAGCTAAATGACAAACAAGAAAGCAACTGAAGACCAGTTCAATGAGTTGCATAATCTTGTCACAAAAGAATTCCTTGCCCGTATTAAATCGGGTGAGGCTTCTACACAAGATCTAAAAGCAGCTTGTGATTGGCTATCAAAAAATGATATTAGTGGTGTTGCCTTTGAAGGTAGTCCACTAGATAAACTGGTTAGTATTATGCCAACTGTTGACCCTGAACTTGTACAACGGAGACTATATGGCACGAAGCTCTAATTATAGCGGTGCTAAATACGCTAATGGTAACTATAAATCATATCAAAAAAAATATGATGCAAGTTCATTACAGATCTCTAAACGATCCAAACTAAATAAAGAAAACCGTAAACGTGGAACCTACGGTAACGGTGATGGCAAGGATGTATCCCACAAGAAAAATGGAAAGACATTCCTCGAAGCAGCATCAAAAAACAGAGCACGTAAAGGACGCGCATGACCCCATTACTTCCTACCCCTAACGATTACCTCTACAA